GCTACTTTGATAAAATGCTTCCAAATGATATATAAAATCCTGCTATCATTGTTCCCCATACAATTCCATTTTGTAATAAAGTCATTTCTCTTATAAGGTCAAATAATCCTGTCATAATAGCTACCCCTATTAACATCGCTGGGAATATTAGTCCTATGTAATATGGTTTCATAATTTTATTTTCTTTTGTGAATTATATTTATGAAAGTCTAATTATCTTATCTGCTATTTTCCCCATGTCTGTCCGGCTAATAGATATAACTCCGTTGTCTCTTAAGTCAACTATCTTCTGAAATCTAACTACATAGAATCCATCGCGGAATTTTACTACAAGGTAAGAATTCATTGGGACTACGCTCAAACAATCACACGGCTTTTGTCTTTGGTCTTCGTCTGATAATTTCCATACTAATCCGCTCTTCTCACAGGCTACTAACCCCTCCCACTGGACTGTTTCAATTTTAGCGAAAGGGAATGTTTCTGCCTCTGTTTGTTTCAGTTCAAAAAATCCATAGAATTTTGTCTCACGAAGATATTTATTGAATATCGTTTGCCATTTGGCCTCACGTTTTCTTATTACATCTGTTGTCATATTTTTATTATACTCGGCGTCAATGTCGCTGTCAATAGCTATGTCAGCCATTCAGGATTTTCTTTCTGCCATTTAATAGTATTCCTCATACTCTCTTCAAATGATACCGGGGACTTCCAACCTAATTCCCTTAAAGCCCTTCCGTCTAATCCATAGTGTAAATCATGACCCGGATTGTCATCATGAAAATATACTATTTGCTTGTTAATAACTTTTCCCATTAACACAGCAATTACATCTACCAATAAAGAATTATCAATTTGTTTGTCTCCTACAATATTCAATCTGACTGGTCTATCTATTTCTCCATCTCCGTGTATAACGGGTTTTACGTTATTTAAAATAAATAATATAGCATCTGCAGAATTTCTGGAATGGATATAATATCTGCTTCCAATCTCTCCACTCCTTGACGCATGGATTTTTACAGTTTCTCCTTTCTCTGCACATTTTTGTATCATGGCTGGAAATTTTGAAGGTGCCTGCATTTCTCCGAAATTATTCATAGTATTTGTAATCACCAATGGCAATCCGTATGACCTCCACCATGCTATTGCTAAAGCTTCTTGGCACGCTTTTGATGCAGAATACGGATTAGATGGCAAAATTACATCCCATTCTGGGTGTCCTGTGGATTCTTTGGGAGCTGGGCCATAAACTTCGTCTGTTGAAAAGTGCAAAAATACCTCTGGCTTTGCTTTTAGGGCATAGTCTAAAATATTTAACATCAACCCTACATTATTTTTAACAAACGGCGCTGGGTCTATTATTGAATTCTGGACATCCGAGCGGGAAGCTAAATTGACAATATAGTCTATATGTCCAATTTGCTCTATTTCTCTATCGGTTATTGGGGCATTTAAGTCGTGGGTGAATATTTTTATTCTCTTATTCCAATCTGGGTGACCATCACAGACTTTAGTTATTCTATCAAAATACCCCTTATGGTCTATGTCAAAGCTATCTAAAGCTATAATGTCCCAATCAGTATTTTGCATTATGTGAGCCAGGACATGCACACCAATAGCTCCTGATGCTCCTGTTAATAAAAGTTTTTTCATATTTTTATTTTTTAATATTATTTTTTAATAACCTTGGATTGTTCTGTCCGACTTTTTTTCTTCTTTTCTACCACGTGTTTGTATAGTTAATCAACATCATGTCTATTTACCATCTCAACAAAATCAGACCCAGACATAACAGTTTTATGGCAATCCTCATCTGGACCTCCTTTCACAACAAGATGTATATATAAGTTTTTCTTTAGATGATTGGCTCTAAGCACCCTGCCAAAACTCTGGTGTAAATCCACGAACCTCCAACTCTTTGAGGCATAGATTACACAAGGAAAACTTGGTAACTCATAACCTGCAGAGATGGAACTTTGAGCGATAATAATATGTGGTTCGGGACTATCGTTGACCTTTTTTATGAAAGTCCTGTCTTTAGTTTGTCCGGTTAATGTGGAAACATTATATCCCTCCGCTTTTAAAGCCTTTTCTATCTCTAAAATCTGTGCTGTGTAATTGGCGAATATTAGTAGCTTTGGAAATTCCATAGCCCTCTCTAGGATATAATCTATCTTGTTTGACTTGTAAATCTTAGTGTCATCGCTCATCTGGTCTGTCTTATTATCAATAGTTTCTACTTTTTTGCCATACAAAACACCGTTTTCAATAGTTCTGAGTCTTGCACGCCTTACTAATGGGTCAGCTTCTGTATACATCATATCTTTGATGGCCTTATTCTGCTCTGTAGTAAGTTCTATCTCGACAACCTTGTGAGACTGTTCTGGGACATCGAAGAAGTCATTTAGCCCCCCCGTATAGCCTAATTTCTGAACCAAATTAGCCAATCTTTGCTTGATAGCATCCCCTTTCTTCGGTATCCAAACTCTTCTCAAACCGATTCTTATTTCTGTATAATATATCTCTCGGAATTGGTTAAAATCCCAGTCTTGCCCGAACAAAATACCAATAGCCCACAAACTCATGGGTTTTGGAACTGGGGTGGCTGACAATAAATACAATCTTTTTGGCGGATGTTTTTTTAAAAAGTTCTGTGTCGCTTCAAATATCTGAGAGGTTTTAGGATATTGAACGTGTTTCCTTTGAACATAAGCTGGCATAACACCTAAATTGTTGTGACATTCGTCAATAATAACCGTATCGTAATACGGGAGTTTTGCCCAGCTTTTTCGTAAATCTTCTTTACTAATAACGGTCAGGTCTTTATTAGTCTTCCACTTTTTATTCTCTCTCTGCCACGTTTTGTCCTCACGCTGTTGTTTGGGACAGATGACCAAAGTTTTCCCTTCAGCTAATTCCAATGCAATTCTGGTCTTACTTGCCCCTGTGCCTAAAAACAGGCCGCACTTTTTCTTGTCTTCTTTGATTATTTTTTCTTGGTGAGAATATAATTTCATATTATTTATTATATGGGTTAGCCCACACTCTATTTTTAGCTATCCATTGTGGACTTAATTTAATACCCACAAACCTTGCCTCCCGACTTCCAGATTCACGCGGAATAAAAGTGAACCTGTCGTCTTTCTCTCCGAACGATTTTACTTCTTTTGTGAACGTAATATTAGCTTTAACTTTTCTTCCTCCATCAGAAATACTCCACTTCTTATATTCGTTATACAATTCAGTAGTATCAATTTCACTATCCTTATCTAAAACAACACACTGGGACAAGAACCCCTCGACAGAAGAATTCTCTTGCCTGTATTCATCCAGCATTCTTGTTTGCTCTCTAGTGATGATAAAGTTTCCATTAGTAGCTAAGTCTTGTGCCCCGTCAATCATCCAATTTAATATACCGGGTAATTCTTGGGCTAATAAACCAACTGAAGACCTTAATCTGAAATTTGGGTTTTTCCTATAATTGTTCAAAAAAGTAATTGCACAAATTCTACGCTCAGTAGCCGTTGAAGTATCATCCACTCTTGGAAACATATTAACTGAAAACATAAACTTGGCCTGCGGTCGGAATGTAAACTGTGGCTTGTATTTGATATCAATCGTAACCTGTTCGCCCGAAATCAATTTCTTTAATTTATTGGACTGATAATAATTTCCATGCACTTCTTCAATAATGTTTAATCTTTTTCCCATAAGCCCGTGCAATCCGAATGTCCCGTAGAGGCTTTCTAAATCAATGTGTGAAGTAGCCTCTGGACCTATGACCATTGAAATTGTATCAACAAATGTAGATTTTCCATTTCCCCCATCTCCAACTATAAATAACGCACGGTCGTAAAGCATTGAGGAAGATAAGCAGTATCCACAAAACTGTTTTAGCAATCTAATTTTTTCTTCCTGTTCTGGCCCTTCCATCCAACTTTTAACACACTCTTCCCAAACTGGAGCTGTGGCATTGGGGTCATAAACAACTGGGAATTGGATTAGGGAAACATAATCTGGCGTATGAGGTTGCAACTCTCTTGTTGAGATATTTAACAAACCATTTTTTACATTGGCGATACGGCCACCGTCATTTGAAATAACCAGTAAAGGTATTTTAGAAATTAAGCAAGCAACTTTATCGGCTACATTTTTTTTAGTTCTGAAATTCCAAAGCATATCTTCTTCTAACCCATTTAAAATCATATCAGAAACTTCTTGGTCGCTCATCTGTTTATAAACTCCATCGACATAATTGTAAACCATTCCAATATCATTCTTGCGGAGATGTGGATGTAAAGCCAAAATCTCACGTTCATAAGTAGAAAACCGAACTTTATCCTGTTCTCTCTTTCCTTTCATAACAGAAGTATATGCTCCGTGCAATCGTTGTTCTTCCATCGGGGACATATTGTAGGATATAATTTCATTCTTACACGAGTAAGTGTAATTACGGTCAAAAGCACTGTTGATTGTGTTCATTATTTCTTGCATACCACCTCGCTCTTTTTCCATTCCGTGCCAACCAACTTTCTCAATTTGCTTTATCATTTTCTGTTTATCCCATCCTGCCTGCCTTGCGAGGGTAGCCGTAACCAGTAAAACGTTGTTTCTCATATTAGGAGCGGGTAAACTATCGGGGTCAGCATTTATCAACTTTATAAAACTATCACGCTCCTCAATCGGGAACTCTTCGTTTACCTTCTCGAAAAACATATTACGCTGTGCATCACTCATCTTCTTTGCTTTATCAGAGGCTTCTGGAGTTACAAAAGTCATTGCCAAAGGACTAATTGGCGGGAATACCTTTTCTACATCTTCTATTTTATAAACGTTCTTTGGCTCTTGGAATATAATTTTTATTTTGAACTCACCTTTTGTCTTCTTCCAGTAAATTGTATCGGGCAATCGTAAAATACGAGGTAAGTCTTTAACGACTGGGTCTCCCTTTAGTTTTGTCACGAGACTTTGTTCTATTTGTTCCCATTGTGCGACAAGGTTATTCCACTCCGTTTGTGATAATCCTTCTTTATAGATAGGTTTTTCCAATACCCAATATAAATGATGGCCTCTACCTGTTTCTACAATTATAGTTGGGTCGAGCATTTTTCGAATATCAGTTAATTCGTCCATATCTTTCCTGCCGTCTATGTCTACGAAAAAAGCATTAATTGAGCTACAATTTTCTTTTTGTGCGTTGGGAGCATTTCTAAATCCATTGACCGTAAAATAACTCTCATATTTATTGAGGTTCAGCTCGTCCCTCTTAACCGCACTTGAGATTGGAGGTCTGCTATCACCTGTTTGGTCAAGGTATCTATATGTGCAATCAGGGAAAAAAGTTAGAAATTTTTCTTGTTTTGTCATACATTTTTGTTATCACAAGCAAAATGAAAACGGCTTAATGTTATTCAGAGGGAATGTAATTAACCCCTGCATTTAGCCGTCTTCATTATGCTCACGATAAATTGTTTATTACATTTTTGCATTTCTGCTTTATAACTTCCTTAAAATTAACTGCGAGTTCCTTTCTAATACCTCTAATTGATTAGCATAAACATAAACAAATGCGTCTATGCCTACTGCTGGAATTTCTGCTGGTGGCAAATGTCTGCCCCAAGTATAATCGTCAAAAATCATTATACCGCCCTTCTTCAATAATCTAAAAGATAATACCGCGTCCTCTAATGTATCACTGGCCAAATGAGAACCGTCTATATAGATAAAGTCGAAAGTATCAATCATTGACTTTAACATTTCCTGTGATTTTCCTTCGATTATTTCAATCCTATCTTTATATAAGTGGGTATTAGTTTCAAACCTTTCAAGGAGGTTTACCTCCTCTGGCAAGTCTTGTCCGCCAGAGAAGGTATCTATTACTACTAAATTAGCTTTAGTGTTTTCCATCAACCAACATGAGGCCTGTCCCTCATAGCAACCGATTTCAAGAAAGTGTCCTTCTTTCGGTGCATACTTTTCAAAGTTTTTTTTAGCTGTTATCTCAAACCAATTATTAGTGAAGTTTTTCATAGTTTCTTAAAAATCTAATTTTTCATTTTCTTCTGCGGGTTCAGTAATCTCTGCTGGTTCAGCTACTTCTACATTCCTCACCAACTTTGGAAGAATTGTAGTATTTACCATTTCTTCTAAAAATTTCAATTGGTCTGTGCTATCCCAAACTTTTTCTCCTTTAACCGTTATCTGCGTCCATTGTGGGAAGCCGTTTGGATTATCCTTTGTGTAGAAATGTTTAAGAGGTTTTCCGTCCTGATTAACAAATAATGAACTTTTTATTTTCCCATTTTCTTCTTTCATTGACGGAGAAACTTTCATTTCTTTTGTTAAATCTGCGTTTGGGAGCATTTTTAATAATGCGTTTGCAAACCCATTGTTATATGAAAGCTGTAAAATATAAACTTCTCCGCTATCTTGAAAATAAAAGTTCCAAGTTTTTCCGTAAGTTCCGTCTGCTATTTTTATATCAATTAATCTTCCAGTGAAGCTGTCATAGAATTTTTCAAAAACAACTTTGTTTAATTTGTTAGTTCTTTGAACAGCTCCTTCTGTTCCTTCTTTAACTCTTTGACAAAACTTTCCATTTAATATGGTAATGTAATTACCATTTTCTCTATTTTCTAATGCCATAGTTTTTTTTATTTAAGATGGTTTACCATCATTGTTTAATTATGAAGTCTCCTAATGAGGACAAGATTTTGAGCCGACCGATATAATTAATTTTTAATCATATCTTAATCTACACTAATTTTACTCTTATCAAATGTCGCTGTCAATACCCCGTTTTTTCCATCGCAATGCTACAATTTTTTCGCCTTGTTTTTTCAATCTTTCAATAGTAATTGGAGAGCGTTCATAGATGCCACAGCCTTCTTGGCCTTTCTTAAATCTAAACCCTGCACCTTTTTCTAAATTTTTATAAGTTTCATTATCAATAGCCTGTTCGCCTTTTAATTTTCTATACCATTCTGGAACTACTCCTTTTTTCACTTCTAATCTAAAGTATTCTCTATATTCTCTGCCTGTCATTTTGTGAACTTGATATACGTGGGAGCATACTTGAACATACCACTTGCCACAAATCAAACACTGACATTTATCTTCGCTCGGCTCACTGGCTATTCTATCTCTGTTTTTTCTATGCCACTCTGTTCCCCGTGCAGAGTATTTTTTATTGTAGTATTTATTTCTACATTCTTTGCTACAAAAAGTTCTGTATCGTGCATTAACAATATCTTTACCGCACTGTTTACAATCTTGTCGTATTTCTATTTTGTGTTTTAATTCTTGCATAGCTTTATCTTTCTTCTCTTAATGTTAATTCCCTTTCTATCTCCAATAGATTGTGAAGTTTGTCTATAAAATCTTGACTTCTGTCTTTCTCAATCCAATCCATTAGTATTTCACGCTTCTTGATTAAATAGGTATCTGTTTTTGTTGAACAGTTTATCATATTGTTATATGGATAATGTTTTTTGCAAAACTCTCCGTCCGCTGTTTGCAAGTTCTTGCAGTTTTTATAGGTGCATAGTAATGATTTTTTTTTATTTTGTCTTTGTGCCATAGTTTTATTTATTTTATTTATTATCAAATTCTTCTTCGGCTTCAAGTAAAATGTTTTGATAATCTTCACTTGATAAAACATTGTTATCTAACCAAGCCTCTATTTGCTCTAATATAAATTGCTCTATTGTTCCATTATACATAGTTTTATATTTTAATTTCTAATATATAATCGTCTATCTCTGTTTGTATTTCTTCATCTAAACTGTCGTATATTTTCTGGCTTTCTTCTGTAAATTCCCAATCTGCGTCAACTTCAATGTTGTCTTCGTAAGCCCATTTATTCAATTCCAGTTCTACAAAATTGCCTTTGCTAATTTCTGCTTCAATGATAAAGTCTTTTGAAACTTTGTGGCTAACTAAAACTTCATTTATTGTTTTTATTTTCATATTTTTTTGTTTAGTTTTATTATATTCCCTATAGGCTAACTCATTAGCTATATCTTGTGGGGTTATTCTAAACCTCACTATTAAATCAACTACCTTAATTATTGCTTGTCGCTTTTCTTTTTTCATAGTTTTCATAGTTTTAATTGATTAACATTACTTTTAATAAACTATCTGCATTGACTTCTCTTATATACACTTCGTTCCAATCATAACAATCTGCTTCTTTTTCCGCTAAAACTTGTGCTTGTTCGTCATTTTCGGCGTTGATAACAAAATCATAATCAGGATAATCTCCGCCAATTTCTACTCTACAATAATAGTATTTCATATTTTTATTTAATTAGTTTATTATAGTTTTTATTCAACTCTTTTAACTCCCAATTAACCAACTGTTTTTTAATCTGTTTTGCTTCTTCCCAACCAACTGGCCGCGTCCACAAATCTTTTAGTATTTCCCAATACTCTTTAACAAACGGCTCGGCTTTTATGGCTATATTATTTATAGCGTCCGTTCGTTTTATAAACTCAATTAACTTGTAATCTCGGGCTTCTTCTCGTTGTTGTTTGTTCATAGTTTTATGTTTAATTATATTGAAAATATAAATACGAAAATATCGCAAGAATAACTGCAACGGCAAACAATGCAATAGTCCTTTCATAAATAAAATCTTTTATAAACTCCCAAAAATTGCGTAAAAACTGTTTCATATTATTTTTGTTCTGGGTATCTAATCATCTCCGCGTCCTTTGTTATATCTCCGTCAATTCGGATAATATATTTTGTTTCATCATTAACTCTTCCCTCTTTTCCCTTTTTGCCGTTGTATTCCCAACGGCTATAAGTATCTGTTAAATACTCCGCACCTCCGTCTGTCTTGTGATAATATAATTTCATATTATTTTTGTGATATCTATATCAACTCCGCTTTTAATCGTGCGTTGTAGCTCAATTTTAAGCGTTGTTTTTATAGAATATCGGTTATTTAGTTAACTTCTTCGTCAATTTCTACACTGTTCCATAAATCATAAATCATTTCCCTTTGTTCGTCGCTTCCGTTCCCTGCCATTATTTTTTCTAATTCTTCTTGGCTCTCCGCTTCAACTGTTATTGTTGCTGTTAAATTGAATGTTTTCATTTTTTTATTGTTAATAATATACTTGCTAACATTGCTAAAATCACTGTTATAAAAATAATGTTATCTATCATTATTTCATATACTCTGTTAAATCTTCGTTTTTCCACTCTTTTGGTAAGTATTCTTTGATATCTTCAATATCATAAAATCCACCGCAACTATCAACAAATTCGCCGTTCTTATCAAATAGAGTAAATCTATAAACTTCACCATTGCACCATTGATTGTAAACTTCCAATTCGTCTTTTATAACCTTTTCAAAATCTTTCTTTTCTGTGCCAACTTCTTTTTGTGTCTTTTCGGTTATAATATAAAATCCGTTGTTGCTGTAATCAAACCCGTGCATTGTTCCTAAACTGTAAGAAACTCCACTGTGTTCATATTTTACAATTGGGTAGATAGCGATAACTTTTTCTCCCTCTTCATTAAGTATTTTTTTTATCATTTCAATGTGTTGCTCTTGGCTCTCTGCTATCTCTCCCGCGTCTTTTATAACACTTTGTATATGTGGCTCTGTGTCTGGGCTGTTATATCTGCTATATTGTGTTATAAAATATCCCAAATTACCCCATTCTCGTGGACTTTCGGGGCTGTCTTCGTGTTCTATTTTCAATCTCGGCTCTGATGTTATTGTTGTTTTTGTATAAGTTTTCATATTATTATTTATTTTATATGTATATTTCCCCAACTCCCCGCAAATCCGTGCGTCTGCGGGGCTTTCATCGCGTTGTTTATTGCTTTATGTTAGTAAAAACATAAGACCAACTTGTTCCAAAATGAGTAATTCCCCAAATATACAAATCTAATTTTTCACAATAAAACACTATTTCATCAGTATATTTTGCAAGGTATTCTGCTCCGCTTTCTGATATTATATAATCTTGATATATTTCATAACTCTCATATTCGCAATTATTACTGTTCTTTTCGCATTCTTCTTTTGTTTCGTGCTTTATGCAATACTCATATTTACCATTGTAAATATCAAACTCATATTCACCTTGTAATTCACTTCTAACCGTATTGTTTAAAACACAATCGCCTATTCTTTTAGCTAAATCTAAATAACTTATTTTTTCTGTATTCATATTATTTATTTTATATTACTAATAAAATTTACTAAATCTAACCAACCAAAAAGAAAAACCAATGTTGTGATTAAAAGAATAGCTGTTGTTGCGATATAGAACCAGCACAAACTTTTTAATCTTTTTATCTCTAAATCTTTATTATAATTTAACATTTTATTTTATATGCTTCCCTATTTTACCCGCTCGGCTAATAAGACAAACGGGTAAAATAGGGTATTAGCTAATTATTTTTTATTCTTCTTCTTCGTCAGCTTCTTCGTCTTCGTCTTGTTCTTCTAAATACTCTTCAAGACCTAACTCGTAAGCTAACTGTTCTTCGTCTTCGCTTAACTCTATCCCATATATTGTTGGCATATTATTATTTATTTTAATTTATTATTAGATGGACGACCTTTATAAATACTTCATCTATATCCATTATATCAAAACCAGCGACAGTGTCAATAGCTTAAGGTTATTTTAGGACACGACTTGTATTGTGCGACTTGTATTGTGCGACTTGTATTGTGCGACTTGTATTGTGCGACTTGTATTGTGCGACTTGTATTGTGCGACTATGTTCTTGGGTGCTTATTAAAAAAATCAAAAACGGGGTATAGGGGGGCGTTAACAGTTTATACACAGTTTATACACAGGGGCAGTAAACCAGGAACTTCGCCAATCAGCTCAACTCAATCAGCTCAACTCAATCAGCTCAACTCAATCAACTCAACTCAATCAGCTCGGCTTCCAAAAATCGCGGGGCTATATAAGGGGCAATTTATTTATAAATTGACCTAACCATTTTTTTTATTTTAATTATTTTATACAACTAAAAAATAAACTCTATATATGGGGCTTGGGGGGATACCCCTTCCAATATACTACCTATACTACAATTTAAAAAAGAGTGGTCCACCCTCTCTTTAAACAAAACCAGAGTCCACGTACAACCACTTACCACCCTCTCTTTAAACAAAACCAGAGTCCACGTACAACCACTTACCACTTTCTCCCACTATTCTCCACTAAAAAAAAAGATAGGGGGGGTCTAATTTATTTTTTCAAGCATTTTCTATTAAAAAGGGATGGTTATACCACCCTTTTTCTATTGACATTTCTCCTAACAACACGCACAATCATCAAATTTAGGCATAAAACGGTAAAAAGGATTTCAATTTCCCGAACAAAAACAGGCATAACTCAGGCATAACATGGCATATTACAACCTTATGCCTGTATTTAGTCAATAGTTTACTATGGAGAAACTGTTAAAAACAGGCATAAGGGTGTTTTTTAAGTAAAAAGTAGTTGTATTTTATTATAAAAGATTAAGATTTGATTAATATATATAGAACTGTTTGTTGCCCAAAATAGGGGGTTATGCCTGTTTATATCCAACATTTGTAATATGTCAATACTTTCTCGAGGGAGAATGGTGATTATTGGCCATCACCTATTTGACAGAAAAAAGTAAAAAGGTTCCAATATGCCCTTTTTACCCCCACTTATGCCTACTTATGCCTAAAACTTGACTTCTTTTATCATTCGGGAGTATAATTAACACATGGTATACGTTAAAAAAGGTGGCTTCTCGCTAAAACAAATGGCTTATGCCCGAAGGGTTTTTAATGGCGATGGGGAAAGTAAAGCACAAGTTGCTAGGGATTTGGGCTACGCGCCGAATGTGGCACGGTCAATTTCCTCCCACATCGAACATACCGACGGGTTTCATAACGCTATGACAAAATTGGCGTACGAGTCCAACAACATGGCCTTGGCGGCAATTGAGCAATTCAAAATCAGAGGGTTCGATGGGTTTACAAATTCGGAGATGATAAAAGCACTGACTGCGATTTCAACGGCCTGGGCGAAGTTCAATACGGACAAGCCTGATAAGGCCTCCGGGAATAAAACGAACACGAATAAGCTTCGCACGGTGATACTCCAACAAGTGGAAAATCAGACGATGCTGAGTGGAGATGCTAAAGCACCGATAATTCAAAAAGAAGAACCAAAGCCCGAACCTATTCAAGAATTGGATTTGGATTTTTAATTTCGTTTCACGCAGAAAATAAACCTGTTAATACAATGAGAAGCTCCGAGTTTTTTAAAATATTCAATGAACTCCCCAGAGAGGAGCGATTCAAGCTTATACGATATGAGGCACAGCCCACATCGCTTTTTGTTATCTTCCAGAAGTTGAGTGAGATAAAGAAACAGATTAAACGGCTCGAGGAACAAGAGGAACATCTCTTAGCCCAAGCTGAAGAGGCTTTACATGTCTAATATTTTCACCGAGCATAATAATAAAATAGTTGAGTTGTTGACGGCTAACCCCGAATTGATAAAAAGTCAGACTTGGCGTCTCAGTAACTTGTATTGGATTGTTACAAAATCCGGGACAAAAGAAGTGTTCAAAATGAATCGTGCGCAGAAACATTTCTACGACAATTATCTCAACGTTCCGAAGCCATACCATAGACATATCATTCTCAAGTCCAGGCAACTTGGTTTCACTACGTTTATTGATTTATTTATTCTCGATTCAATTCTATTTAATCATAACAAAGATGGAATTGTTATCGCCCATAAAGTGGAAGATGCCACGCAAATTTTTGATAGAAAAATTGAGTTTGCGGTTAGGAACATGGCAGAAGATGTAAAGGGTGCATTTTTTAAAATACACCAAAGGAGTGCTCGTAAAATACAAGTAGTTATTGACTACGGACCAAACGCAGGTTCCACTTCGTCCATTGTAGTGTCCTTGTCTGGTCGTTCTGGAACATTCCATTTAGTGCATGTTTCTGAGTATGCAAAAATGTGTGTGATGTACCCTAAGAGAGCAGAAGAGGTTGAAAGAGGAACATTCCCAGCAGTTCCCTTCGATGGATTTATTTTCATCGAATCAACGGCTGAAGGTATGGCGGGGAGGTTCTACGAGTTGTTTCAGCAGAACTGGTTAACCAGGGATAAAATTACTCCACAAGTTTCACAGGTGCAATTTCTCCCCCACTTCTATAACTGGCAGTATGACGACATGGAAATGGATAAAATATACGAGCCCATACCTACTTCAAAAATGGAGGAGTGTGAGATTGATTGGGCTTCATACCAAGAGGAACATTCTTTAACTGATAAAGAAATCACATACTATTATATGAAGTGGTTGCAGTTTGGTGGAAAAAATTCCCCAGATGCTATAAAATCGTTAATGCAAGAATACCCAACAACGCAGGAGGAGGCTTTTCTCTCTACTGGGCAAACTTATTTTCCAACAGCTAAAGTGGCAAAATTATTACAAACAGCTGTAAAAGGTGAAAAGGGGGAGCTTGGAATCGATGAGAAAGGAGATACTATATTTAACCCTGTTTCCTCCGGTTCATTGGAGGTATTCAAAAAACCTGAGATTGGTGTGAAATATATTATTGGAGGAGATACATCAGAAGGTCTAGCTCACGGGGATGCACAAGTATTGTATGTTATAAATCATAAAACTGAAGAGTGCGACGCAATTTATAAGTCGCAGGTCCCGCCAGACGAACTAGCTACCGAGGCGTATAAATTGGGGAAATATTATAATTGGGCGTTACTTGCAATAGAGGTAAACAAAGATGGATTGTGGGTTAATGATTCGTTGGAAAAGTCCGGGTATATAAATTTGTACTACCGGAAAGTGTTTGATGATATAACTCAGAAAATTACGAAATTTTTTGGATGGAAAACTACTGGGGCTACTAGACCTTTTTGTTTAGCTGCTTTAAAAGCAGTGTTTTTTAGAAAAGACACGGGATTTCCAACACAATTATTGAACGAGATGTTCACATTCGTAAGAAATGAGAAGGGAAAGCCAGAAGCCATGGACAAAAAAAATGACGATTGTTTTGTCAAGGATACTATGGTTTTAACAGATAGTGGAAATGTTCCAATCCAGAATATAAAAGTAGGAGACATGGTTATGACTAGGAGTGGGTATAAAAAAGTTGAAATGGTTAGAAGTAGATATAAAAAGGTTATAAATAATATTGGACTTACTGGAACACCCAATCATCCAATTATTTTAGATAATTGTGAGAAGCCTCTTGATACGGTATGCCATTATGATACAATACATATATGGAATACATCAAAACAAAAGATAGAGAAACTATCTTATACCGAGGCAAAAGGTATCATAGATACCCAAATTCAAAAAGGAGACAACTCCGTATATATTTTTGGAGACATGATAAGTGGAAAGAACCGCCCGTTGCATTACATAGGCAAATTTGGATTGATAATAGCGGACCAATACAAAAAGGATTTATTATCCATCACAAAGATAATAACTCGTCAAATAATTCAGTTGAAAACCTGGAGTGTGTTAGCGCCAGCGCACATGCTAGACAACACATGTCATCCCCTGAGAGACGCTTACTTTCAAGCATTACTGGGAAAAAGCAAGGCAGAAGACTTTATGAGGCGGGGGCACTTTGGAGAAAAACAGAAATCGGAAAAAAATTTCTTAGTGAAAATACTAAAACGTCTTTATTTAAAGTTGAGAGAACTATTGTATGTGGTGTTTGTAAAAAACTTTTTAAATCTCGCGTGTTCAACGCTAAGTATTGTTCTAATAGGTGTAGAAATCTTTATTCGAATACCAGAGCTCGCGCAAAGGCGAAGGGTATACAATTTACAGGTTTCTGATAAACACGAATACTTTGCTAATAATATATTGGTCCATAATTGTATTATGGCCGCAGCAATTGGTTATGCCGTACTTCAAGAACAGGGAAAATATGTTGATGATAAAACTGGAGGTGAGGGTTTTTCAATGAGTCGTTTAATGTTCGGAGACACCTCTCCCCAATTGTAATTATTTCTAATTAGATTTATAATTAACATATATAATCTAAATATTGTATTAAAAACAATGGAAAAAGATAAAAAAACTATAGATTTTCTCTCAGATAAGAAAAAAGAGATGAAAAAAAGCCAATATCGTGTCCGTTTTGACGCGTTGGCAGCTGAAATCGAGCAAAATTTAATAAATACTGCTGTTTCTTATGGAAACAAGCTGTATGAGAACAATGGGTGGGGGTCAATGACCTTCTACAACAAGCTATCTAACGGTTCGTACGATATTTCAGTATTCCCACATAAAAATGGAAATATGGACCAGAATAAATCAGGAGTACCTGTATCTGCAGAGCCTATCGCTTTCGCTAAAATATTGATTGCAGCCTCAGTTCTTGGGGGAAAACTCCCAGATGCTACGGTTGTAGCTGATGACAAGGTATATGCGAAGGCTTCTTATGAGCTTTGGAAAAGAAGTTGGAGCATGACGGGAGCAAACGGAGCTAATACACTTGGTCTAACTTACCAGAATTTATTCACATACGGATGGTCTGCTTGGAGAGTATATCCTCGTAGAGTTCAAACAAAGAGAAATGGAGTTACTAAAATAATGTTCGATGACATATATAGAGAGCCTATGGACGTGAAGAGAACATGGCTTGGAATTGGATTTAATCATGGAGATTGCTGGTCATGGGGAGAAGCTTATTACGAAAGAGATATGCAGAAAGAAGAATTTTATAGAATGTATCCAGAAGCAAAGAAAAATAAGAAAAAATTAGAATATTGTACTGTGTCTGAAGAAGCAAAAGATGAGAACAACGAGAAAGCTTTAACTAGCGTAACTATCGGATACTACGAAAATTACTTAACAAATCGTTATATTGTCGCCTGCGGGAAAATGGTTATATATGATGGGGAACTTCCAAACGAAGGTTCTCATGGCTCAATTGTAACGGTTAGATGTTTCGTTCGTGACCTAAATGACCCATATGGAGTTGGATTATATGAAATGATGCGTGGAAACACTGCAATTTTTACATATATAAATTCATTGAATGCACAACAAGTTGAAGCTGAAATATTCCCATTATTATTTGGAGCACAAGTACAAAATGGGACTGCTTCGTATAAGAGAGGGCCAAATATTGTAAATCCTAAACATCCTGGCTCTGACATCGACGTAGTTAAAACTTCCGGAAACGTCCAACAGGGTATTCTTTACGCTGATAAACAAAAAATGGCGATTGAAGAAAATACGGGAGTTAACAATATCGTAGCCGGAACTCAGTCGGAGGCAACCCTTGGTTCTACTGTTATTTTAAAAGAAGCTGCATACAATAGATTAACTCCACCAAAAAACTCTATGATTGCCGGGCTTGAACTTGATGCCCACATAGCAAACACGTGGATGATGCAGACATACCCCGTAGATAAGATATTCATGATTGATTCTCAAGACCAGTTAGCTGAATTTGCTAAGCAAAATCCTGATTACTTTGTAGAGTCTCAAGAAGTACTCGATGATAATGGAGTCCCTGTAGGATATGCTGCAGCTGCTTCAAGGAATTTAAGACTTAATTTTGATTTTACAGCGGAAGGAGAAGTTATGGAAAATGTGGATACTAGACAAATTTCAGCAAAAGGGTTGTTCGATGAAATGAAAAGCACTGGACATCTTAGTGACTATATTGAATTTATAATCGACCCAGACTCTATGTTGCTCCCATCATTAGAAATACAGAAGCAAACATATATGGCTTTGTGGCCAGCAATTACCAATCAGATTACTTTAATTTATTCCATGAGAAACCAAGACCCAGAAGCCGCAGCTTCACAATTAATGGCTTTAGAAAAAATGTTAGAAATACAAGGAGGCGACGTTTATGACTATATTTCTAAAGCGGATTATGATGCCATCATTGCTAAACAACCTTCTGATGTTCAAAAGCAAATGCAACAAGAGCAAATGAAAATGGATGCACAAAATGCAGCAATGCAAAACCTGGCAGGAGGTGGAGGAGCTGGAGGTGATGCTGTTCCGATGGGAGACCAAATGGCGGGGGACGGAATGCCAGCCATGGAGCCTCAAAATCCAAACGAATTACCAAGACCACAAAGCCCTCTCGGTGCGAGTTTTGATGCCTCTATTGGGAGAGCTGGTGCTCAAGGATAGTTAAAATAAAAAACTATGGAAGAATTAACCAATCAGTCGTTAGTCCAAAAAAAAATAGCCCTTGCTCAATCTGAGCACGCTCCTATTATAATAGAGTTAATGAAAGATATTATGATGAAGGTACCACTAGTAGATGATAAAAGTGAATGGAAAAGCATTGTGAATATGATTACGTTAGATACCCAGAGTACAATGTTGAGAAACATGGTCGACTACCTGGAAGATATTAAAAAAGGAGGTTTATTCGAACAAAAATAATATGGCAAAAAAAATAACAAAAAAGAAAGTAGTAAAAAATGGCAAAAAGAAATAATATGCAGCCGAAAAAATTAGAAAAAAAGGATTATAGAGTTGAAATTAATTATTCTCCAGAAGCAACGGAGAAAAAGTTAATGAGATTCGTTACTAATAAGAGTGGTGATGAATTTATAGTTAGTGCTGAAGAATTGTCATCAATGCTTATTGGTGGGGTAAACTCTACTCTTCTTGAGGCTACATATGTGGACTCTGAAAGGATTGACGTAGTGGAAGTCGGGAGACAACTGCAATGCGAGTTAACTGAGGATATGAAAAAAGGTGAAAAGATAAATATAAATTATACCCATCCATACCCACTTGAGTTTGCATTGATAGAACAGATATATGGCATAGCTAAAATAAATCAGGACGTCCCTGTATATTCTTTAACAAAAGAGTATATAGACGAAGCGATGAAAAAGCTAAAGCCAGAACAAGAGAAATTCTTAAATATTTTTTATAAGAGTTTCAAAAATGTAAAATTAGATAGCAAAAATAAAATTAAATAAAACCATCGTTACCCTTCACGATACGAGGGGAAAAAATATGGAAGAAAAACCAAAAGTAAAATGCGAAGAGTGTGGTAAAGAGTGCGTAAATTTAACTGCACACAAAAGATTTTGTCCGGGAAGTAAAAAAGAAGTAGATGCTTCGGAACAAACAAAAACTCCCGAGATAAAAAAAAATACAATAGTATTATTTAATACTTATGGAAAGGAAGTTCCACAGGAAGATTATTTTTTTAATGGAGTGGTCGCTCCAGGGTTTGAAAAGATTTGCGGGAAGCCAGTAGATAGAGAAGATTTATTAGCGGTTTTTAATAAAGTATTTAAGCCCTCAGACAATTTTTTATTTTATAAGGCGTTAGGAATGGAGGTCTATTTAATTATTGTTCCAATTAAAAATGCTAAAGACGTTGGAGTGGACAATAATTCTTTGGACGGCGACTTCCAAAAACATGCAATATCTTTTTTAAATGAAGGGTCAGTAAATCTTGATACATTAAGAATGAAATTAGAAAAAATACCAAAATTCTGTAAATTTGATGATAGATAAATATTGCATTAAAAAACGTGGCATATTATAATTAAGGTAGTTAAACCATCGGACCGCACCCCGATATGGGCGGAAAAAATATGGATGAAACAAAAAAAGAAGAAACAAAGACTGATATTATTGATGAAACTGAACTTGATAAAAGCTTAGAAGAATCAATAAAATCTGTCCAAGCTGGGAAAGAACTTGCTCCTAAAGAGGAAGTTAAGCCGGAAGAGAAGAAGGAGGAAACTCCAGAGGCTCTAAAGGTGGAGGATACCAGCACCCCTCCAGTTGAACCTGCAAAAGAAGACACATACGAATTTAGAGTCCCTAATAAAGGCAAGTTTGAGTCGGACGAATCTTACGAGAAACGCATCGAACTTTTAGACCTTGTAAAACGACGTAAATTAGCAAAGTCTCCTGAGCAGAAGCAACAATTATCAGAAGAAATTAAGACAACCAAGGGTCAATTAAAGAATCTTAATGGCGCTGATAAATTTATTAACCCGCTCAATCAAGTGAGCGAAGTGGTACCCGAGAAGACAGCAGAAGAAGATGAACTTTTAAAAGCTGACAAAGAACGTTTAAAACAACTCGGCGGGGCAACTAAGGAGGATATCGAAGAGATTGTCCGAAAAGAACGCTTAGCAGGAGAGGTTAAAAACACCTTAGATAAATTTGTTGAAAGACATGCTGAGCTTAAAGATGAAGATACGAGAGAAGTTTTCTTTGACTTTGTTGATTCTAACTACAATTGGCAAAACAAGAGTGGGAAAGAATTAATGACAGTTTTAGAACTTGCTCGTGAAAGCATGTTTAAGCCATCAGAAACTATTCAAGAAAGAGTATTGAAAGGTGCAAACGTCCAAGAGAAGGTGAATGCAATGCAATTTCCGGGTGGAACTATTGCAAAGACTCCTTACTCCCCAGAAATGGCCGCCTCTATAAAAGAGATGGTCGCTACTGGGATGTCAGAAGAAAAAGCCATTGAATTGTTGACTGACGAGGATACCGCTCCTAAATAAACAACAAAATTATGGCAGAAATAAAACAGGCCGTAATAAAGAACACAAGGGAGCTCAAAGAAACTAACAAAGAAGCAGCAACCGTTGTAGCAAAAGGTGAAATTTTGGCTATGACAGGTGGATATGCTGTTCCAGCAGATAGTGGAACAGTAGCAGCAGATTTGTTAGGTATTTGCAATGAATCAATTGCAGCAACTGATGCAAAAACTCGTGTTACTTATATCGTGCCTTCAGATGAAGATACATTCATCTTCCCAGTCACTAATGATTCAGATGCTACCCACAATGGGCAAGCTATGGTTCTTACTGACTCACAAGAAGTAAACAATACAGGAACAACCAGTGGAACTGGTATCGTACAGCAAGTCGAGCCGTACGGGGCAACTGGTGATAAACTTATCATCGGAAAATTCATAACCCTATAATCATTATAATTAAACAAAACACAAAAACATGTTAGGAACAATAAATGATTATGCGGTCATCGTAAACAATGTTTTAAAACACATTGCCCCTAAGGTTTCTCCAACAGTAAAGTCAGAATATATGGACTTTATGTATAAAGTAAGTAATGGCGAAAGAACTTACACAGACGTTGGAGTAACTGGCTTAGGAATGGCTGAAATAATCCCAGACGGAGGTATCGGTTCATCTGATGCTCCAATACAAGGATACTCAAAAAATTATGTCCAAATGCACTTTACAAAAAAGGTAAGGTTGTCATTCCAGACAAATTTCTTCTTGTTTGAATCAGCGGCCGCAAAAATCAAAGGCTCAGTCAAACAAAAAGTTCTCGAAGGAAAAAACGCAATTGAACATGCAAAAAATTACCTTGCTCAATGTTTATTAGCACAAGGAACAGGAACATCTTTCACATGGACGCCGATTAATGCAGTGGGAACACCTACACCTATTTCAACAATTGGTGCAGATGCAGTAGCATTTTGGTCAGCTTCTCACCCTCGTGAAGACGGAGGTGCGGCTTGGTCAAATATAGTTGTTGATGGTGCAACAACAAATCCTCAGTTCACTTACACTGCTTTGTTAGCCGCAAGGAGACAACAATCAGTCAAAAAAGATGGAAGAGGAAATCCATTGATTTCTGATTTGGACACATTAATAGTCCGAAGAGGGTCAACAGCAGCACAGTTTGCTAAAACAATCAAAGGAACAATCGACAAAGGATTAGCTCCACAGCAAACAAACTTATTCAATAACGCTCCAGCTACAGACACATTCAAAATCGTAGAAGTTTCTCCATATGAGAATTCAGCTATGAATGCTTTGATGTGGGGTATGTTCGATTCAAAAATGATGAACGAAGATTTCGGTTTCAAATATATCGAGGCTTTGCCAACAAGAGCAGAACCTGCAGTTGTAGATTTATTGGGTAACCAAGATTTAGTTTTAAACTTTAACTCTCTATGCGTAATGGGAGCATCAGACCTTCGTGGCTGGATGTGGTCAAACGGGTCGGGGAGTTAGACAAATTAGTCAATCTGTGTTGTAATAAAATACAGATGGTACGAAGAAGATTATTAACCTCGTGCTTCGTATCTTACACCTTTACTCACGAGGTATGGTGTAGGATACGGGGATAGAAATTAAATGAATAAGAATTGTCAAACGTGTGGTAAATTATTTGAGAAGAAGGTAAATTGTAGTATCAAAGAGTGGAGAAAGTCTAGGTATTGTTCTAGAAAGTGTGTCAGAAATTTATTCAAACAAGGAGAATCTCCATGGAATAAGGGAATCAAGGGTACACATTTTTCTCCTAAAACGGAGTTTAAAAAAGGATTTACTCCTTGGAATAAGGGTAAAAAATGGACGCAGCGTTCTGGTGCTAATAACAATTTATGGAAAGGAGGAATTTACCCAGAGCACCTTAAAATAAGACATTCAGTAGAAATGAAACGCTGGAGATTAAAAGTCTTCGAACGTGATAATTACACTTGTGTCTTATGTTCTAGATTCAGAAAACCAGGTGATAGAGTAATTCTCCACGCAGACCATTACCCGAAAACTTTTGCTCTCTTATTAAAAGAAAATAATATAAAAACTTTTGAAGAGGCAAAAAAGTTTGAAAAATTATGGGATATTTCTTTAGGGAGGACATTATGCCGAGAGTGCCACTTAAAGACTGAAACCCACGGTAAAAATATTTATTAAAATTAAATAAAAAATAAAATGATTCACGACGCGCACACCAAAAAGATAGCAGCCGCAGTAGCTGCTCCAATTGGGAGCACCACTATCGTGGCAGCAAAATCGGATGCTTATATTTATATCCACGAACTAATCGGGGATTTAGCAGCAGCCGGTAATTTAATAATAAAAGCTGGCACAAGAACTTTAGCTTCTTTCACACTGGATGGAGGACAAGGTATCACAGAACAGGATGAACCTGGAATGGATGGAGTACCAAGATTTGAATGTAAACCTGGAGAGGCTTTCATTTTGGAAGTGACTGGTGGGACATTTAATGGAGCTATAGATTATTCATACAGATATTAAACAATAAAAAAAAATGGAACAAGAACTTTTACCAGAACAAAAAGAGTTTTTATTAACTTGGGCTGGGAAGCGAGACGCTATTGCTTCCGAGGTTTCTGTTCTCCGGGCGCAGAAAGAAAAACTTGAGATAGAGATAAAACAAGTTGCGGCATCTTATGCTGATATTGTAAATATGACTAATCAGTACACTGGGAGAATAGCAGAATTAAAAAAAAGGGAGGAGGATTTGCTCTCATTAGTCTCTAAAGATATGGTTAAATTAGAATCTCAGAAAACTTTATTAACAGCTGAAATTACTGCGCTTAAAAAAGCTATTGTTCCCCTTCAAGAACAAAAAGCATCTTTAGAAAAAGATGTGTCTTTATCTTTATCAACTTTTAATATAGTAAAAAATGAGGGTTTATTATTAGATAAAGTCATAGACAGAGTTACAAGTTTTAGTGAAAAAAACACAATCCAAGTTAATTTGCTAGTAGCAAATTTGAAGAAAGGTCTTCAGGAAATGATTGATGTTAATCAAAAAAATATTACTGAAACTAACCAAGTTTTAGACAAGCTTCCAAAAATGCTGGTTGAATTGCAAAAAGTAAAATTAATAAAAAATAAAATATAAGAACATTCAAAAATAAAATATGACGCAAACAACGGAACAACAAGCCAAAGCTAACTTAGATGTAATAGTTGAAAGGCTACAAAATATAAAAGAAGATAACGCCCAAGAACATGCAGCAATACTTGAACAAGCTAAAAAAACAAATGGAACAGTTGCTGACTTAGTAAAATGGAAAGAGAGAATGTTGGGAGCTTTAATAATAATGAATGCTTTAATTTTGCCTATTATTATATCAGTAGTAATAAAATTTGTAATAAAAGATTTGAATTTTTAGCCAGTTAAGACGACCTGAGTTCCGTTCTTAGCTGATTAGAGAGTTAAGTAAGGGATGTTTGTCGTGTTGGGCGACCCCAGCCTCCCTTACTTAGCTCTTTAAAGGTAGAGAGCAGTGTGGTGGAATTGACCATCAACTTTTGTAGATTCAGAAGTGGTGTCTTTTAAGGCTCGTCCTTAAACGCACCGCATTGTTCTTTACCAATTACAAAGGAGCAAGAAATGGTTCACTGGTGTAAAAAGCACAATTTCGTTCCGCAAGGTTCGCAACTTGAGCATTGCTTTGCACAAAATTCGCATCGCAACTGCAAGAACCTGACAACCTTACCAACCGAACACCCTAAAATGGAGAATTACAATGGCAGACATCGCCGAAGAAAAGAAGCCAGAGAGCTT